GCGGTGCTTAGGTCGCTTGCTTCGTGGATGACATAAAGGTAGTTGCCCGATACGCCAGTGAAATATCCATGGTACTCAGCAATTTGCAACAAACTCAGCATCGAATTATCAGTGCTAAAGTATCGAGTTAGTTTCCTTATTGCCTTTTTCAGTGATCTCTCTGTAGTGCTTTGTATCTTTACTGCTATTACTTCTGGTGCTATTCGCGGGTCGAAACCTCTCATGTTTTCCTCCTCTTGCTCATTCTTTCAGCTGATAGTGTCGCTTGTCAAGTATTTTATTAGCGTGTCTAAGTCCATCCCGCCGGTGAGTCCCTTGCGATCAGGGTACTCAACGACGATCGCATAGCGTCCCTTGTGAGTGCTACTTGGCTGGATGTAGATATCGCGATCAGGCTTGCGGTATTTGGATACCTGAGCCGTGCTGTTGATCTCCTGCCATCCGGTCTTAGATAGCGCTTCAATGAGTCTCTGGGTTAGCTTGGCCATTAGTCCAACTTACTTGGTGGCACTTCGCCGACTGGTAGCTCAATGATCTCTTCATCGCTGATCTCATAGCCTCTAACTTCTGCTACTGCTTTGCGCATCGCATAAGTAATGCTAGGCCAGAATCTTAGGGGATCCTCAGCTCGCATTTTGTAGAATGCAGACTTAGGGTAGAGCTCATCGAGATCTTCGCCGGTGGCTTGCTTGTAGAGCTCAACCTGCCACTTGCGCGTGTCTCCATATGCGTCTTTCCATCCGCTGTGATCCGTAAACCATGTGTACCATTTTGTCCAAGCGTTGCGCGTGGTGATCTTCGATAGCTCATCAAGGTTCTTTTTCTGCTCGAAGTCAATAGTGGTGTTGCGTAGTGGTGCAGACTTGGCATTCGGTACTCGAACATATTGATATTCGATCGTGCCGTTTTCTTCAAGCCAGATATCGATGTCATCCTTGCGATACCAACTTGTGCCTCCCTGCCTAACATATGGCAGTGGGGATGTGTCTGCTCGTAAGCGCTGATTGCGTAGCTGGTTCATGGTGAAACCGGTTAGATCTGATACTTCTCTGGAGGTCAAAAGCTCTCCATAAATTGGGTCATAATGACTCAAGGTGGTCTCCTTTAGTTAGGTCTGAGTAGAATAGCATCTGAGACGCTGATATCTACTCATCGTACTTGATTTGGTTAGTTTAGGTGTTTTGGGTCTTCTTTGTCTAAATTTTGTCGGCGTGTCGCCCTTTATTTTCCTCAAAATAGCGTTTTTCAATTGATCTCCTAAGAAAGATACCTACTCACTGCTAAATAACTCAGCAGTAGGATAGCAGTGAGTAGGTGTCCGTATAGGGATGCTGGTTGGATTTCCACTTTTTATCCGTAGACGATCTCTCCAAATAGGCCAACTTGAATAATTACATCAAGCGCTTCTTCATCGATATATCCGTAATCAAGGCCCTCGGCAAGATCCTGAGCAATGCTCCTCCGGATCGCATCGTTGACCTGTGTTGCTCCGTTTAGTACGCGCTCGATGCCTTCGATAATCGTATTGACGCTGATCAAGTACCAAATATCATCCGCTAAGACTTCAAATTGGTACCAGTTGCGGTGTCCGGACTCATCCGGTAATCCGCGTTTTGCGTTTCTACTCGCCTCGGCCCAGTAAGCGATCGCTCCCTCATCGTGAGCGCTGTCAACAAGGCTGATCAAGCTGGATACCTTGACTCCCTGCCTAATCTTCAGTGCCACTGTATCGGTTGGGAATAGTACTCTTTGTGCTGTTTGCATTAGTTTTCCTCTTTCTTTAGATATGTCCAAATTACTAGGGTTGCGCATAGCGCAAGTAGTGTGAATAGTATACTCATCGCTACTGTGTAGAAGATCATTAGCATTCCTCATCTTCGTACTCGGTGATCCATGCCTCTAGGTGGTGTGCATCGATCAAGTTGCTAGCTGGTGCAGTACTCTCGCCTCTCCAAGTGATCCCCTCGGGTAGATCGATCTCACGTGCAAGATCGTCATCCCAATAGGCATCAATGGCTTCAATGCAAGGCCGGACCATGCTCAGTGGTACTGGTGGATAGTGGTTGCTTCTCAGGTGGATCGCTAGTTGATCTTCTAGGGTAATTGTGCCTAGTGTGCCATCAGCTAGTTCGTGCGCGAAATTGCTTCCCATTAGTTTTCCTCGTTTCCGTAGAGCTCGAAGTGAGCGCGCTCTGTTAGAGCTAAGTAGTAATTGAATAGATCAATGCTCATCAGAGAATAGATCGTTGAGTCGGGTGCCACTCCGTACTCCTGCCAAGTATCTTTATACTCAGCATCAAGATCGGTCCATTCCTGAATGATCTCACTGTAATAGATAGGCAACAGGCTATCCGCATATTCGTGCAGTCCGTCCTCGGGGTAATCGTTGCCTTGAAAGGGCGCTAGTCCCTCTTTGATATCTTCGTAGCTAGTTAGCATTCTTTATCCTCTCTTTGGTTAGCCGGCGGGTTGCTAGCTAATAAGTTCACTCTAATAGTCGGTTAGTCGATAAGTCAAGCATATTTTTATAACGGTTTGATAACGGTATTTATCGCTAGCCGATCCCTGCTTCACGTACTCAAAATTTCAATATCGGCAGTGTTGGCAGTGTCTATTGAATTGCTACGTATTACCGCGAGCGCTTTTGGCACTTCCTATACCACAATTTGGCAACATCGCATCACATTCCACTCATTCCCTTGGTTTGTTTTACGATTTTTGCCATCTCAATGAGATTTATTAGGCCCTGTGCGCCTCGTACGCGCCATAGCGATGCTCAGGGTATGAGATAACCCCGCTAGCATCTCAATGGCGCTAGCGGGGCTCTCAGGGCTTGCTAGGCTACTGGTATCTCAGTGCCTGCTTCAATATCCCATATTGCTATCTGGTTCCAGCGCCTGCCATAGTCTAAGGCCCTGTCTCGATCGGTGAAGTGGTGCGTGCGATCGATCCACCGTTTACCCGTGGCAGTGTCTAGCCATATGCCTAGATAGCCATCAGTGTTATTTGCTAGGTTCACAAGCTCATAGACACTCAATGGCTCTTGCGCAACCCAATAACCAACCTCTTGGCCAGCTGGCTTTATAGTCTGATTGCTCAGGTCATAAGTACCGTCTGGCAGGTTCAGTACGTCTTGAATTAGCATGTTATTACCCTCTCTAGTAATTGCTAGCCGGTATTGGCTAACAAAATTCACTCTACACCATGCCAGCGACACAGCGCATCACATTCCATTCATTCCCTTGGTTTGAAAAACGCATTTTTGTAGAGCCTTTTTTCGTCATGCTCAGGACGCTAGGGGATAGCTTATTCGGCGGGTGGCCACTGTTCTAATTCGGCCTCCCAGTCCCCGTCAGGGAACTCACCGTGTTGCTCAATGGCAATGGCAATGGCATGATTTTCGTCAAGTGCCTTGACCCAATACGTGGCAGAATACTCAACCTGCCAGCTTTTTAGCTCAGTCATCTCAGTATCCTGCCTTGGTTAGAATTGCCAGCACAGTGTCTAGCTCTTCATCTGTCAATGCCTTTATGGCATCAGTGTTGATTACAGCGGGCCCAAATAGCTCGCTTGCGTTTTGTTCTTCATTCATTCTTTTATCCTCTTCTAGTTATGAACATCAGCCCTGTTGAGCTGACAAATACATCTAAACACATCAAGCAACACATCACATCACATTCCACTCATTCCCTGGTTTAGAAAATCGTAAAAAAAACCCTGCCAGCGAGTGGGGGGACTCGCTGGCAGGGTGGCTTTTTATGCTAGATACTGAGCTAGGTTCTTGAGCAAGGACTGGCTAACAGTCTGCTCTTCAGATAGCTTCAGGATTGCTAGTGCTTCAGATAGGTTCTTTATGTCCGTCTTGAGGCTCCAAGTAACCTGAACTTCGTTAGGCTTCTTTGGGTCAAACGGCTTCTCTTGAGGCTTCTTAGCTAGATAGGCTTGGCTAATCTCAAACTCGCCCGTTGAGCCGTATCTAATGCTTAGAACCTTGACAATGTGTTTGCTTGCTCCTTGTAGCCAAGTATCAAACTCCTTGTCATAACCTGCCTTGTGCTTCTCTAGCTTGGCTAGTGTCGTTTCTAGGTTGCCCTTGACTGACTCTAGCTTGCTGATTAGTGCTACTCGGTTTACTTTTACTGCTCCTGTTGCCATTTTTTATCTCCTCTAGTTATTGCTAGCCCTGATTGGCTAACACGTCTATCTAAACACGCCACTAGGCACAACACATAGCATTCCACTCATTCTCTAGGGATGTAGATCTTTATAAGATCCGGGTATGTTTAATGAGCCTTTTAACGTCATGCTCAGGACGCTAGGGGGATAGCTTAGGCGGTTACTTTTGCATCCATGGATCGAAGTACGTTACCCTCGGAATCGCGAAGGGTTATTGATCCTTTGGCCCAAACATCGCTCCATGTCGCGTGATCCATAATGATATCGATCGCTTGAATCGTTGCGCTGGTGTCATCGAAGGCGTTGAATATAACTCCGCCGGTCCTGATACCAAGCTGGGCTTGCACTATATACTTGTTCATTTTTTATCTCCCTCTGAATAGCCTATTTGGCCATTCGTGCCTGCCCGGGACTTGCACCCGGGTGTCTGCTGGTCAGGCTACCGTGCTTAGGCTATGGCGTAGCCTGCAAGCTTGAGGTGTTGCTTCATCTCGAGCTTGACCTGCTTGGCCACGTCTCCCCTCCAGTACTGCAAGTTATTCAGTGCGTACAGTACTACGCTAGTGCCCGAGTCATAGAAGTAATCTTCACCTGCATCGGTCATGCTTAGCATCGGTTCAACGTAGTGCTTAGCGATATTGAACCATGACTTACCCCGGCCCTCACTGTAGATAATACGGGCCAGCTCGCTTAGGTCCCTTGGTGCTTCGTTCATTTTGTTACCCCTTCTAGTTTGTTTGCTAGCCCGGTTGAGCTAGTAGTTATAGCTAACCATGCATGTTGTCTCGCGGTCTACCTTTCCATTCATTCTCTAGCATCAAACCTCTATACACTGCACCACAACTATGTCTACTATGCATGTATACTGGTAGCACAAGATAGGAGACATAATGGCAAGAATTTCAGATCACCCAGTAAGGCTTGCGAGGCTTAGATCGTCGATGACACAAGCTGAGCTAGCCAAGCGTGCAGGGGTACAAAGATCAGCCGTGACAGCAATAGAAGATGGACGTACTAAGAAACCATCTGAAGCCGTATTAGCCGTGCTTGCACAGGCCATAGGTATATCGCTGCCGGATCTAGAACTAGACATCAAGACATGGCAAGCAAAGCCTGCTACGCCTGATGTGCGTCCTGCTGTAGCTAATTTAATGACCATACCGCCATACGTATTGGGACAGTACTACAAGTCCTTTGTACAGTGGCGCAAAGAGATCGCACCATCCCCGACCGCACTAGCGTCGCTACTTAGGCTCAATGCAGCCGTGGTATCTCGCTACGAAGCCGGCGACTACAAACGTGGTATGCCGGAAGTGCTGTCATCCAAGCTCCTTAAGTCCTTCGGGCCTTACGGATTAACAACCGAATACATACTAGAACTGGAGAAACTACCCGCACATGAGTGAATTTAGCGAAGCATTAGATAACAAATTTGTTGAAGCACAAGGTCTATTACTAAAGAAACACAAAGACTACGGACCGAAGAATATCTCACAGAGCCCTGGTGGCGCTGTTAACGGATTGCGCGTGCGTATGCATGACAAGCTTGCAAGGATCAACCACCTGTATGACAACAAAGTAGATCCTGAAAACGAGAGCTTCAGAGACAGCTTCATTGACCTAGCTAACTATGCGATCATCGGTCTCATGGTTATCGATGGAGATTGGCCGAATGAGTAATTCAGAACACGTTCTGAATTTGGATCTATCCAAGTTTGAATCTCGATTAGAGTCTGCTAAACCCACTAAGGAGCAGGCTCTATTCGAGCAAGTCTTGGCAGCTGCAGTAGCAGCAGATAGGCGAGGTTTCTTTGTTGAGACCCAGACTGTAATAGACCAAGATCAACGATTAACTGAAGATAGCGTAGAACTGGTTTGGTCTACTACAAAGTTTCAAAAGGCGCTTGAGTCCCGTGGTATCAAGACTGTGGCGAATCCAAACCTAACGCTCCGGCAAGAGACATTTCTGCAGGCTTATCTGAATCCGCTGAACCTAAAACCACCACAGGTATTAGCTAAGCAGATGAAGATTAGCCTTTCAGAGCTAGATGGCTGGATGCGTGACAAACACTTTGCTGGCGCATTCTCTGCAAAGAGCGAAGATAACCTCAAAAAGTATTTACCGATTGCAGATCAAGCCTTAGGGCAGTTAGTGCAATCTGGCGATATGAAAGCGATTACATTTTTAAACCAGTTGACTGGTCGATTTGATCCAAACGCTCGGGCGAACTTGGATGTGCCAGCATTGCTTATGCAGGTGCAAGATATCATTCTGCGCCATGTTAGAGATCCGATCACAAAGCGCAATATTGCTCGCGAGCTCGTTGCACTCGCCACGGGTAATTCACCGGCTACAGTAGTGCCAGAGCCGCAAGCAGATGATATACTAACTGTTGAGACAGTTATTGACATTACTGACGCGCAAAAGGAATAACATGTCTTCTACTCTTACATCTGAATTAGATCTATACAAAGCTGTACCCGGTACTGCAGAGCCTTTTAGGACTACTGACATTAACAGCAACTGGGATAAAGTTGACGCATTTGCCGTCTCTGTATTGGCTACGATCGCTACACCAACAGCATCCACTATTAACGGTGGAACTGCATAATGTCTTCGGACGCCACAAGTGGTGCCCACGTAAAAGTCACAATCAACGATCTTTACAAGGAACAGCAGGAAACCAACAAGCTTCTAATCCAATTAGCCAGTGAGCTAAAAGGGCTGTCAGACATCCCCGATCGCGTCCGTAACGTTGAGCTAGAGATAGCTAAGCTACAATGGATTGATATAATCGCCAGAACGGCTCTGGGAGGCGCAATAGTCTCTTTTGTAGCTACCATATTCGCACTACTAAAGTAAGGTATAATAATCCCATGAATCTAAACGCAAACGTACGCAGGTACATCTACGGCATTTCAGTGGCTCTAGTTCCACTGCTAATTGGCTACGGTCTGTTCACTACAGAAGAAGGCACTCTGATCCTTAACGTGATCGCTGCTGTTCTAGCTGTTGGAAACTCGACTCTAGCTCTAAACAACATCAAAGAGGACTAATCATGCCTGGCCCAAAGGATCCTAAGTACCCGCCTTTTGTTGGCGATGAAGAAGACAAAAAAGGTCGCAAAAATTACGAAAAGTACAAGGAAGCTGTAAAGGTTATGCAGGGGGACAACAGGCCTGATTTTTCCAAGATGTTTTCAAAGCTAATAAAAAATGCTCCAAACAAAAGCCCTAACAGTGCAAAACTTGTTGCGCTTAAAAAGGCTGCAGCTGCAAAAGCTGCAAAAAAATCACCCATTCCAAAAAGCCCCACTAGATAAGGAAATTTAAATGAAGAAGCCTATTCCTATGAAGCCAAAGCCAGCGCCACAAAGGCCAGCACAGGTTACTCGTGGAAGTTCACCAGTAGTGCCAGGATCTCCTGCGCCTAAGAACCTTCCTACACCCCCTCGTACTGCACAGGCTCCTGCCCCACAGGCTGCTGCTCAAAGGCAAGCTGCTGCAAATGCTGCTGCATCAAGTGCTGCTGCTAAAAAAGAAGCGCTTAAGAGAGTGAAGCCAGGTAAGTAATAATGCCAGTCGTAAACGGAAAAGAATTTCCTTACACCAAGAAGGGTAAGGCAGCTGCTAAGAAAGCCGCTGTTAAGGCTACTCGCAAGAAGAAGTTTTCTGGCGTAAAGTCTCAAGTATACGGAGGCTAGTATGGCTACCGAGGTAGAGGTATCTGTAGAAACTCCCGAAGACAAAAAAGCGGAGATGAAAGAAGACGAGAAGAAGAAAGCCGCTAAGAAGGCTGCTTTGAAAACTCTACTTAGCTTAAAAGATTTAAAAAGCGAAACAGCATTGACTGCTTTGCTTGATCTAATTGAAAAAGACTAACGCTTAAGCTTGAAAATAAATCTCAAAGACGTAGAGATTATTTACATAAATTTACCTAACTATGTAAATAGGAATAAGTCAATGATTAATATGCTTGAGCATTACGGTTTAAAATATAAAAGAGTTGATGGCATTGTTTCTGGTAATCAGGATTATGACATTATTGCTGATGCGCACAGAAAAGCTTTAGATTTTTCTTCAGCTGAGCAAGTTCTTATTCTAGAAGACGATTGCATTCCTTATATCTATAGAGAAGAGTTTGATGTCCCCGATAACGCAGACATTGTTTATTTAGGTTTGCATGGGTACGAGCACGGTAAAGAGAAAGTCTCTAAAGAAGTGTGGAAAATTTTTAAAATGATTGGAGCACACGCTATTTTATATTTAACCCAGCAAGGTAAAGATATTCTCAGAGAAGCCCAGCAATTAACTAAAGATAAAAAATACGGATTTGATGATGGCCTGGCTGAGCTTCAGCATAAAGTTAATACTTACGCGTTAAATAGCCCTATTTGGTATCAAAAAAATTACCCAGAGCTTACTAAGTTTAACTTAGGCGAAGTGGAAAACGTAACTTTTGGTCACTATGGCGGAGGATGCTCAGACTACGAAGAGCCTATAGTCTTTAGTTAGCTTCAGCTTCTTTTACAGCAGTCATTGCATTTGCAATGTGCGCTAATCCATTCATAATAACGTCTGCGGTATCGCAAGGAAAATCTACGGCGCAGTGAACACAGTTGCCTGGATCGTTATCATCTTCTGGCTTCTCAGGCGCGTGTATTGCATACACTGCATCTAGCGTGCCAAAGGTTAGTGCTAGTACATCATCGAATGTCGGGTTAAGGCTCATAGTATCTCCGTTATGGGTTAGGGAACATGTTCTTTAGTGCTGCAGCTTGATCGGCTGACCATTGCTTTTCAGTCTGTGAGGTCTTGTAATCCTTTAGCTTCTGACCTGTAAGCCAGTTTATAATACTCCGGTCTGCTTTTTCTTTAATTTCATCTGGTGTCAGACCTGTTTCTGGCTGTCTTCCAATGCCAGTTACCTTAGATATTGTGTTAAGGCCACCAACCTGATCTATGGCATACTCTAGCGGATCTATGATGTTACCTCCAGTACCCACTCTATTGCCCGTAGAAAGCTCTGCAAACCACTTAGGCAGTGGCGATAGGTTCTGACCTGCAAGGTTCTGTGTGCCCTTTGTAACGGCGTCTAGGCCTGTTTCTCCTGGTTTTAGGGTAAAGCCACCAAACAAGCTGTTTAGGATGTCTAGCTGCGGGATAGCTGGACCAAAGCCCATAGCGTCACCCTCGCCCTTAGGGCCCTGGAACTGTGGACCATACAAGTTACCAGTGTCCCATGAAGCATACATTCCATCTGGATCCCAAGGATCTCCAAATGACTCCGGGTCAAAACCATTTGCTTCTGCAAACGCATACTGGATCTTAGAAGGTATGATAACAGCGCCTGGCTTTTCAATCATAAGACCAAATACTCTTGTCATTGCAATTCTTTGCCAGGTGTAGAAGAACACTGCGCGACGCATGTACTTACGCTCGAATGCAGAAAGTCCACCAATTGTTGGGTGGTATGCTGCAACTTTCTGAGCAGCAGCAATTGCAGCTTCTTCAAATGACTTGTAGACGCCACCCTTTTCTAGTTCTTTAACAAAGTGAGCCATGCGGAAAATGTTGTCGCGGTGCGAGCTAAAGTTAGCAAGCTTGCCATTCATTCTGCTAGCTGCACCAATAAAACCATTTCTTAATTCGCCCATACCAATTAAGTCAAGGTCTTCTACGGTTGACTGTCCACCGCGAGTTAAAATTTGTAACTGCTCTGCCATAATGGCAACTGCGCTGTTTGGAACAACAGTGCGCTTGCCGGTTAGCGCACTAACATAGCCAACTTTTCCAACAAAGTCACCATCTATTTTCATACCTTTTGGAGCTGACATTTGAATATAAGTGTTGAATAAGTTTGGATCACCTTTGTAAACAGAAGGGTCAAACTCAACCAGAATTTTAAATGCATTATCGTAATACTTAGGACTGTTTACTCCTGCAAGAAGGTTCATTGAAGCTTCGCCAATAATTGATGTAACATGGTGGCCAAGTCTCCAGGTGGTGTGAGATGCTTTTAGGAATCTTGTGATACGGTCAGAGAAGTCAACAATTTTTTGCATACTTCCCTTGAATGACTTTTCGTAAGTAACGTATTTTTTTACATATTCAAAACGCTTTAACTCTTCAGCGCTATAAAGCATGTTTGGATCAAGAAGTTTTCCAAACTCATCATTAGGATCTATCTTTTGCAAAGTGTTTAAGCTAATGCCTTCTGCCTTTGCGGCTTCAGCGGTGCGACCAAAGAAGCTACTGAAGGACTGTCCGATACCAATTCTTGTTTGTACGGCATGTAGAGCTGCTGAGTAATTACCCAAGAATGTAAGTGCAGTAAATTTATCATCTAGTTCAGCGCTAGCCCATGAATACTTAACTGCAAGTGGGCCAAGGTCCTTGGCGTTTTCAAGGTTAATCTTGAAAGCCTTGCTGTCACCAATCTCCCAGAAACCGCGCATTCCAAACATTTTATTTAGTTCATCAGCAAAGTATGGCTGAGTAATAGATTTTGCCATCGTTCCGGACTTACCAAACAATGCATCAACAAACGGGCGAAGATCTGCAACAATTTCCATGTTGATGCCTTCAGTTTTTGCAGTTACAAGCCATTCATCAAAGGTCTGAATTGTACCGCCCTCTTCAAGTGCGTCAAGTACTGTTCGACCATGACGCTGTAAAAGACTAAACGCTTTATTTATCTCTACAATGTTTCTGTCGTATTTTTGCGCAAACGCGATTAGACAGTTATTGAAATATTGAGTTCGGCTTGTATTAACTTGTTCGATACCACCAATAACATTCTTTACGGATTTGCCCATTCCATAACTGCCACTCATGGAAACCATGAAACCTTCACCTAGTTTCATCGCAGTTGCGTTCTTTGTAACAGTTGATGCAACGTTTTCTGCACCGGCACCCACTGGGTCATCGCTACCTGCAGCGTTGTTTGTCTTTATTGTTGAAACATCGTCTGGCCCATCAACTGCTTTTTCGATGTCTTTTGCAAGCTGGACATCATTCTTATCTACGGCGCGTGAAACAAGAGTAGCCTCAGTTACAATGTCTTTTTTAACGCCTTCTCTTCGAGTGTTTTTTGCTTTAACAACTTTTTCTGGAGGAATATTTTGTTTAGGCTTGGCGTCAGAAATATCATCAACCATGTCTAGCTCAACACTCAAGCTTGATTTTGTATCTTCAATAAACTTTGTAATGTAGTTGTGCAAGTTGACGTAATCAACCTCGCCTAGATCTGCTATTTCAGGGCTAGCCTTTTTAGAAAGCAAGCTTTTCAGGAACATGTTCATTAAGACATCAAAAACATCTTCTGCAATTTCAGCGTCCTTAAAAACCTTTTTGTTTTTTCCTGTAGTTTGCAAAATACCTTTAAGGTTTGTCTTTATTGCATCTAGTCCGTCTTCTCCGCTTTTCAATGTTGCAAGAGTTGCATCATCAAGTCGTTTTCCAGATTGGGCAAGCTCTGTAACTCTTGCAGCAAACTTTTCCTTTATTCCAAAGAAGGTAACAAGAGTTGAAACCACTTCGCTAGCTACCGGAAGTATCTCGGCTTGACTCTCAGCCAGCCTTGCTGCTGCACGCGTAGCGTGCAATTGCATTAGATCATCGCCGCCGTCGACAATTAGTTTGACAGCTGCTTCTAATTTTTCGTTAAGTTTAGGAATTTTTCTAAGCTGTTTGCCCTGGCGGGTTTTGCCTGGATTTAAGTGTGCTGCTGGTGCAAATAATTCATTTACTGGAACTTTGGCTTTTGCTTTTACTCCAGAAGCTGGCTTAATGTACTGCTCATCAAGTGCTTTTCTAATTTCAAGCCAAGCTTCTGATCCAGGAGTAATCGGCTTACCTAGTTTGCGATATCTAGCGTAAGTACCCATAGCGTTTTCAAAGTTACTAGGCATTACGTTCTGGTAAGCGTTCCCAGGGAACCGCAGTGCGCCCATAACGTCGCCTTTACCGCTTTTTATAGCAAGCAGGGAAAGGTCGGCTAGTGTTACATCGAATTCAAGCGGAACAAAACCATCGCTTAGTTTATCTCCAATAAACTTTTTACCGTCACGGCGAACTTGCATTGGAAGGTTTTCTCTAAACCTTACTGGTACACCCAAGAAACGGAAAATGTTGTCATAGAATCTAAGTAGTCGAGCCTCTTCCTCAACGGAGTCCCCAAGAGTACGTTGATTTTTTCCAACGTTTCTTTTTGTGCTAAGCCAGACTCTAGTAAACGCTTCAATTCTTGCCTCAGTATTTAGCATGTCTAAGCGAACGGCATCAGGTGAAAGCTTAAATGCTGGGTTATTGAGAATTGCAGTGTCGCCCTCAGATGCTCTAAATAGCACATCGTCAACAGTTATTCCAAGTTCTTTTGCAAGTCTCTTTACCTGATCAAGTGGCCCTACGTCAACCGACTCCTCAAGCAGTGTTTCTATGTTCATTGTGGCGGTGTTGCGGTTGCCCTTAAATATAAAATCAAAGTCTTCAGTAATCTGAGCTGCGTGTATTGACCTAAGGCTTGTCGCAACTTCCATAAGCTGCTCAGCGGTCCTTGAACCTACGTAGTTGGTTCCCCTACTTGAGGCCTCTAAAGCGCCATCAATGATAGTTGAAATTTCTTGCTCTACTTGCATAACCTCTTCTGCAATCGGCGCGACATCCTCTGGATCGGCAGCTTTTGTCACCACGGCGACTGCTTCCGGAGTGGCGTTTACACGATCGCTGTCTAAGGCGTTTCTAAGCGCTTGTGCCTCTGCTTTGTACTGATCAATTTTGCTAGTTTTAGTTGTTACCCTCTTAGTTACTCTAGTTAGAGTCTTGTTAATTAGATCAACTTTTGACTGAGTTGGATCAGCAGAAACACCAAGAGTGTCAGCAATTTCATTAGTTTGATTTGCAGTAAGTTGAACCTTACCAAGTGATAAAGCTTCTACAAATTCGTTTATGTTTCTAAAGTTTTTGTTCTTACGCCTAACTGCAGCTGGGTCAATAATTGTCTTAGCAACGTCTTCAACGCCCTTTATTAACTGAACATCTTTACCTAAAGACTTTTCAGCTTTCTCAATAAGTTTTTGAACTTCAGCTTCTTCAGCAACTGCCCTATTAAGGTTTTTTCCTTCTTCAAGTATTGCCACAGTGTCAGGAGTGCTTTCAAGGCCTTTTGCGGTAGCCTCGGCAATCTTTGCGTCTTCAAACGCTTTAGCAACTGCGGCTGAGTCGGTGTACCTAAGATCCTCGGCCTTTGAAACTTTAGCAGCAGCTTTATCTGCCTTCTTAGCAAGCTTTCCTTTTAGATAAGGGCTTTCGCTAATTGTTTTCATAAAAATATCTCTGTTTTCTTGCGCTAAATTATCAGCAATGCTTACCCTGGAATTTTTTCTTGTAGCGTCTAAAGCAGATAAAGTTTCCCTGGCAAGGACAGCGTTTTCCGGATTTTTCTTTGCGTCTTTTTGGATCGCATTTGCAAGCTTTTGGTTAGCAATATCTGCAGCCCTGTTACTCTTGTTAAATTCATATCCACGCAAAGCACCAGTTAAAAAGTTTCCTAGCTTCTGTCCTTGAGTAAGTGGTTCTACTTGAGGAACGTATGAACGAGCTATGTCTGGAATATTTTGTTTTGCTGCATCAAGGGCAGATTTTAAAACAACAGCGTTAGCTTTGTTTGCGTCTTTTGCTAATCGGACTCCACCGGCTAAACCTTTTACACCGGCAACAGTACCACCAGTAATGTAAGTGGTTGGGTCAAGTCCAATGTCAAGCGCAAGGCCCAGCCAAGTTGAGGTAGTTGGATCAACACCGAGGTCTTTTAAGTTTGAACTGTATGTTCTTCTTTCCGTAACTCCTTTTGCAGCAGCGGGAAAAATAGAAAGCGGGTTAACTAGATCGAGAAGACCACCAAGATCACCACGCTGGATAGAAGAAATGTTTTCGCCAACTTTACGGGTAATACCCGCTGAGGCATAACCACCGGTTGAAAGAATGTCAATGATCGACTGACCAAGGTTCCAGGTACCGGCTTTACCAGAAGCGACTGAAGCTGCAGCATTAGCTGCTTCGGTATTAAAAGCGCCGGACGTTTTACCAGAAGCGCCGGCTAACGCTTTAAGTAATTCAGGGTTTAGGGCCATAGCTAAATCCTACTATATTAAAAGCTACTACTAATGGCTTCTTGTAGTGCGCCTTTTTCTTCTCTTGATAGTTGGTTTCCTGAGTAAGTTATGGCATCACTGACTGCACTAAACTTATCCCATTTCTGCACTCCAGCAGCGGTTGGCTTGGCACCTCTATTAACCATCCATGCGTTATAAGCTGTCTGAACCTTACCGGGATTAAAGTTACCGTAACCTAACTCAACACCCCTTGCAAGCGCTCTAGTAAGTGGATCTGCATTTTTGAGAAGTTCTTGAGCACGCTCGTTCGCAGCTTTATCTGCTGAGTTGCTTGCGTTAGCAGCTGCTCTTTCAGCGGCTGCAGCTGCGGAAGCTTGTGCGGCTTTTTGAGCTTGACTGTACTGGAACTTAGCTTCGGCAGCCTTGGCTCTGGTCTGGAACTCTTGAGTATCCAAAGCCTGCTGATAGCTTTGAAGGTTACGCTGAAGATCCTGTGTGTCTCTGCCTTGCTGGTATCCATAGCTTTGGACATCTTGGCTAATAACGTCTTGAGCGTTTGCTCCCATTGCGCCAAGCAATCCCTGCCAGTTTGCGGAGTTAATACCTTGAACATTCTTTGCAGTTGCAGCTTGCTCAGAAGCTACGTCACCTAAACGAGCTGAAGAAACATCGCTAAGTCCCATGCTCTGCAGTACTGCATCGTTAGCTGAAAGTCTTGCAGCTTCAGATGCATCAATACCCGCATTAACAGCAGTAGACCTAGATGCAGCAGCATTTGAAAGTGCGTTGTAAGCTGCAGTTGTGCTTGCTACGTCGCTTCTACGTGCAGTAGTTAATTGGCCAAATATGTTTTCAATCTCGCCTTTGTTTGCTGCGTAGCGGCTATTTGCTGCTTCTCTTTGCTTACTAATTAATTCAAATAGAGGATCAAAGATTGCAGCAGTTGGGTCTCCTCCGCCACCGTAGCCTCCACCACCACCGCTAGGGGCCTCTTCACTTGCAGCTGGAACCCTGCCTGCATCTCTACCTGCTAATCTTGCTCTAACTTCCTCAGGACTTGGACCAGACACGGTGCCAGGTTTTGCAGTTGGCTTTGCTGAAGGCTTTTGACCGTAAGGATTAGACTGTTGTCCATAAGCAATAACAACGTCTTTAACAAAGTTGTTTATGTTTTTGCCAGCATCATTTAACCAGTTTTTTTGTGCTGACCAATCTCCGTACATGCTCATATTAGTATCCCAATCCTAGATCTTTGTATTTGTCGGTTAGCTTAAATAGTTCACCTAAAGATGAGCGACGAGCGCCGGCACCAATTGAGCCATAGCCAGTAGGGTTCTTAAAGAAACCAGACACATCTGGAGTAGCTCCGTAAAGAACGTCTTGCTGGTTCTGCTGAGCGTTTATAGCGTTTTCTTCTTCTCTACGCTGAGCTGCAGTCTTACCCTGAATAGCTGCAAAGTCTCTTGTAACCATTTTTGGAGATCTAAATCCACGTGAAGCGTATCCGCCTGCAGTTCTTTGGATAGCTTCTCTCTGAGCCTGACCACGGGTCAGATCATTCTGAACTAGGTTGCTTCTTGCCTGCCCAATGTTGTACTGGCTTTGAGTTAAACCAGGAATATAAGTTTCGTTGTAGTAAGACTTTAAAGCTTCTTGGTATAGAGGATCGTTGAGGATATCAGCCATTGGATCTGGCGTAGCAGCACTGCTTCCTGTAGTTGCCATTATTTACCGTACCTTAAGACACTAGAGCTAGCAAAGGCACCACTTTGACTTGCCTTGTTCTTAGCCCTAAGAGCGTTCAACTTAACTTTTCTTTTTCTGTCTCTGTCTGCGTAACCGGTCTTGTCAACTGGACCCTCTGTTGGGTTGTAGCGACCTGACCCATAAACCTTTTTACCAGCAGCAAAAGGATTGTATTGACCTGTGTTAGGCATTAGTTTATCCTGTCTGGAGTCTTAGCCTTTGTTCCGATCATCGGGGTAAGGCTAAATATCTGAGCTGGCGACGTATTAACCGTCCCGTCGCAGGTTAAGTACAATTCAAAGTATACCCTACGGAAGCGCAGTCCGTGGTCCAGTTTAAGGCTTAGGCGCTGTTTATAGGTATAGCCAGTGTCTACCACGGTAGAGGCAAAGGTTGCCGTGGCAGTAGGGTTATCCCAAGTGTCGCCTTCTTTATCCCAGTCAACATACTCGGTGTCGCCTGCTCCTGAATAATCCATTGAATCCCAGTCCGTTTGGATTGCTGCTAGGGATACAGGGAAAGCCTTTGCAGTTACAGTATTAGACGCCATAACGTCTGCAGACCACCAGTACATTCTTTTCCATTCGGTGGGAGCATCAAAATCGTAAATTCTAGTGCGCAAAATACACTCAATAGTTTCAGCCTGACTACTGTCGTGTGTGTGATCAAGCATCTTGTACATTTTCCATTTTGCGGCTGTTTGGCTAGATGAAACACCGTAAGCAAATTTAGCTTCTCCAATGTTGTTTGCGGGAGTCGGGGCCTGCACGAGTCTGCCGATCTCAGTGCTTGACTTCCAAGTAGACCATGTTCCTGTTTTAAGCTGTGCAACGTAGAGAGAGCCACCATAATTAACTATTGCTCGAGAGCCAAATATTGACACTGAATAGCGTATCTTTAAGTTGCTTGACCCAGCTTGTTCTTCAAACCTAACTTTCTGGTCATTAAGCGATGTAAAGTTTCCGTTGTTGTAAAGATAAAGCTGATCAGCACTAAGTACAAAAAGGCTGTTTTCATAACGCGCTATACAGAATTGATTTTCAGCCCCAATACCGTCTTGAACTTTAGCAATAGTACCTTCTTCTGGAACATCGCTAAATGTGTATCTAAACGTTGAGGCGTTTCTAAAAATTGTAATATCGTTGTAGCCAGCAACAAGCCCAGTGATCCACTGCCCATCTCCGCCGTTTACGGATACTAAGTTAGTTGCGGATTCCCACCAGCGCCAGTCTTTGCCAGGAAAACCATCTATTTCACCTGAGATGTTTGACCAATACATAATGGACTGAGAAACGCTGTCTAGTGGACCAAACAAGAACAAGCGCTCTTGGTGAAGTTCAATTCCTCTACCTGCCGGCATGGTTGCGATCGTAGAAGTGTTTGATCCAGTTACGGTCCACAAACCAGTACTGCTGTTATATCCCGGTGCTCCATCTGCGTTCCAGTATGCTCCGGCTCCGTTAATGCGACACATGATTACATAGTTTTGGTACTGTACAAAGTCAGCTGCCGGGTGGCTCCAGATCTCAGTCCAAGTGCTAGCTAGGTTCCAGATGTAAGTTTTGGTGGGTGATACAACTATTGCAGATCGTGCGCCGTTTTGTGCTACGTAAAAACCTAAGATGTTAAAGAAAGTGCTAGCTTCAGGAAAGGTTGCGCCGGTGTCAAATATAGAAGGTCTAGAAGATAAAGCGCCAGTCGGAGAAAACTCTAAGTTTTGTAAAAATGGAACTTCTGTATCGGCAATTGCAGAAGGATCCCAAAAGTTATTTAGACCTCCAGAAAAGTTCTTTAATACGGCGGAGCGTTCCCGTACTAAATCAGACATAATCCAACGGGTCCGGTAGGATCTGCTCGTACAGATCGTTCTGTGACAGGTTCTCCTTTAGGTACATGCGGTCCAGTCCTTCTCTAAACTGTCCAGCTTTTGCCTGTGCAGCTGCGTAGTTTTCATCAAACTCAAGGGCCTGAATCATGCAGTAATTAACCAGCTCATTTAGGTAGCGATCCGGAATAGCCAAGGCGCTTCCTGAGGTAGTTACTTCATCGGGCATCTTTACGTATTCAAGCTTTAGACCGTTTGTGTAGTCCTTGTCCGGAACTGGGTAAAAAGTAATGATTCCGGCACGCTCGTACCAGATAAGTGGCATGTCTGCTTTTTGCTCTGACTGAGGATCCTGCTGAAGAATATACTCTCTAGCTCCCTGAGCGGAAAGGTTTCTTATTGGCCTGTTATTTACTGAAACCGCTTCGATGTACTGAACCTTGTCAGTTGGGAAACTGTAGTCAGCTTGGCCTTTTACAACGTTTGAGTACTTAACATCTTTTAGGATTGCGTTGTTGTTTACGATCTCCTGCTGGCCGTCGTTAATCCAACGCAAAATAGCGCTGTCTGTTATCTGGGCTCCGGAGGAATCTCCAAATTGAGTCTTAACGCGGGTTATGACGTCTAGAGCAGTTTTAGTAAATAGTTCTGCTGGCATTACTTCCTAATTACCTTTCCATTGTGGCGGTATTCGTTCTTACGGGAACTTATGACGGACTTCATCATGTCCTTCTTTTCCTCTCTCCATTCTAGCTCACGCTTGGCCTTCATAGCCGCTTCAGCCATCTCTAAAATCTGGAGTCTGTTTACTTTTGAGTTCTTGTCGTGCATGTTGTTTTCTACAAGCCAAGCAACAAGCCTCTGGTCCACTTCAGACTCTCGCATGTACCTGATTACATACGGCGGTAGCATGTGTGGCTCATCTATTAGCGCAAACGGCCGTTCTGGGTCAAAAGTTGGGTGTAGCGAGTCTACTCGGATCAATCTCACTGTAGGAAAAAGGTCGCTGATTACCTCAGCTACCCTCCGGTGATCCGTTGAATAAAGTCCGTCTATTTTGTCAAATTCTATATAGCTCATAATAATCTCCTGTCTCCATTATAAAGTAAAACCCGTGGGGATAGATGAGACGGGTCTATCCCCACGGGCGCTTAGTCGCTTGTTACTTCTCGGTGATGTTAGATAGTACCGCGTGTGCGTTTCTGCGGTAGGTACCTAGCTGAGAGTACTGGTAGTAACGTGCTTCGTATGCGTCTGTGTCTGCGACACGTGACCACATAGAACCATCGCGGTCCATCCATGCCCAGTCGCGCTTGCGGTTAACCACAATCTCTTTCGAGCTTAGCGCGTACAAGGTGCTTGGTGGAGCTGCGTAGTCCGATACGAACTTGATTGGCTTGCCAACTGCATCGAATGAGAATGCACGCTGTCCACCCTCAAGGGTTGCACCGTTGGTGAACTGGCGTAGACCCTGTAGCAAGTCCCAGTAAGCGTTAAAAACGCCTGGGGATGCAAGGATTACGTCCACGTCGCCGCCCTGCTTGTCAACCTTTTGTACTAGGTTGATCAAAGCTAGCTCAGTTAGAGCGCCAGTTGCGGTTCCTGGAGTTCCAAGAGCCACCTCTGTTGCTGCCCATACTGGGTAGCTAGCTGGGTCGATGTCGTGTAGAGAACCAGTAGCCTTAACGATTGCACCTAGACCAGTCCATTCCTTACCGAAGGAGTTTACTCCGTTGGAAGAACGAACGATGAAGTCACCAGCGCTGATGTTAGTGCTGAAGGTACCAAGAGTACCAGACACTGTGATCACGTTGGTTGTTTCGTTAATTGCTGTGATTTCTAGGGTTGATGCTGCACCTGACTGCTGCTTTACACCAGTTGTTGGGTCAACCACGTCAATGGTCATTCCGACCTGTAGGTAGTGGTCGGTGTCAACGGTCAAAGTAGAAGAAGAAGGCTGTGCAGTAACTACTGCCAACTTACCTGAGCCATCTCCGTAAACCTGACGGTTTAGATCGTTAGCTAGGTCTTTTCTTAGGCCCTTGATTTCGTTGTCAACAACGTTGATGAATGCTTGGTAGTTCTCGGATGCCTGCTCGAATAGCTGTCCGTCAACCTCAATAGAACCGTATAGGTTTGTGAGGTATAGGTGAGCTTGCTTGTACTTCTGGGCTCCAGCAACTGGTAGCTTCTCGCGAACGCCACGTGCACCGATTCCCTGGTTACGTCCAATGTGAGTATCGAAGATAACTTCTTTACCGTTTTGTGTAATGTTAGCCGATGAAGACTCGATGAGCTGTAGCGCTGGGTTTTTGTCCCTTAGCTGCTCGTGAAGATCTCCATAAACCAACTTAATTGCTTCTGACGCAAAGGTCAGAATTGAGGTTCCTGCCATGTTAATGACTCCTATGATTTAAGAAAGGGGGGATTGTTTGTATCATCTGGCCCTGACTCGGAATCGGCTGTACCATTGACATACTTAGAATACCATAAAACCTTAAGTTACAAGTAAACCCGTCCACTGCTTTCGCTAATGAACGGGTTTACTTATGTGTTAAATAGAGTTTCTTTGAGCCTTAGACTGCTCTTCAAACATCTGAATTAGCATGTTTTTCTTATCCGCAAAGTCTTTGGGAATAGAAAGAGGAGTTGTTTGAATAGAGTTTCCTCCACTAGCTCCCAGCACTGTTGGTGCTGGCTGGCTTGGAAGCTGGCCCTTTTCGTTGTATCGAATGCCGGTAATTTCAGCAAGTTCACGTGCTGCGGTGTAGACAGTTGCGTCTTCACCACGCTCTAGCTGAATTTCCATTAGGCCTAAAATACGGTTCTGAAGTTGAGGAGAAATGTCGTACTTAGAGTTTAGGTCCTCAAGCTGTTCGCTTAGCACTTCTTGCTCTTTAGCTACTTCAGCTTCAAACTGAATGTTTTCTAGGTACTCTTGCTGCTTTGAAATGAGCTGATCGCGAGCTTCAAACTCTTTCCGGATTGCCGGGTTTAGTTCGTAGTTTTCATCGTCGCCATCTTCAATAGCGTCTGCCTGCTCTTCTACGGCTTCGGCTTCTTCTAGCAATCCCTGCTGACGTAGGTTTTCTGCAAGCGTACGGTAGAGATAAACAGGATCGTTTAGCGCGACATCTGCTAGGCGAAGGCTATCCCTGATAATGTCAGGCTGTAGCCCATTATCAATAAATTCCTTAAATGGGGTGAACTTCTCTAGCTGTTGCTGGAAGTTACGGTCTTGTTCCTGAAGGTGAGGGATTACCTTGTTGTGCCATGCTTCTGGAATCTCAGCAAGCAATCCATCGTATGCCGGGTGAACCTTAGAATCACTAACTGGCTCTACGGCTGGGGCATCTGGGGTTTCAATTGCAGGAGCGTCTTCAATGGGCGCCTCTGGATTTATATCGAATTCTGTCTCAGACATATGTCTCTTATCCTAACTGTTCTTGAGTGAAGCCAGATTGTTCCGGCTGTGTTTCTGGTGATTGTTCTTGCTGCATTCCGTCAACTGGCTCTTCTGGCGCAACACCACTAAGCATAGCTTCTTGCTGTTGCTTTAGCATTAGAGCATTCTCGTGGATCGAGATGTGCTTCTGGAATTCTTTCTTAACAATATCTGGCAAGATCTCGTATGCCTGGCTCTTGCGGAACCTGTTGTGGATCTCAATGTGAACTGCGTGGTTATCCCAGCCGTTAACAGGGACAACAGGCGGTACCTGAAGCGGAGCACCAGTTGTTGGATCAATCTTGTCTATGTCACCATTTTGAGCTCCAGCGTTCCAAGCCTGTTCAACCTGCTGTGCAATTTCATCAGTGATCTTCTTCATCATCAAGTTTTCACGCTGAGCAGAGTTTTCATCGATCTTGATTACGTTGTAGTACTGCTTGAGCATACCCATCTCTAGGATACGTAGGCCGTCTTCTGGGCTAATGAAGCCCATCTTCATCCATTCGGTAACTAGGGCCTGACGAGCAGACTTGCTGGTTGGAAGAGCAGAGCCTGACTCAATCTTGATATCAGTACCAGAAGCTACGTCAGATCCAGAAAGCATCATGGCATCAAATGATCCATCAGAGCCGGTGATCTTGATCATACGCTTTTCTTCTACGTACTGAACAAACAGCGATAGGGCTTGGCGTGCTATCTTCTCAACACCGGCTTCAATGCTGTTAAAGATTGTTGTCAAGTAAGCGTCATCGCGCTCGCCAAGATAAGCCAAGGCAGTTGCTGCCGTAACTCCAGCTCCGGACTCTCCACGGCTAATCTGGTGCTGACCTGAGATATCCTCAAAGTCCCGCTGAAGCTGGGTGACTTCCTGAAGCACGTAGTTAGGTAGTGGCTGAATAGGAACAGGGGTAGGCATAGAGAATCCTGGGCGTACTGGGATCCAGATACCAGCGCGAGCTGTGATCTTCTTTGGATCTACAGAGCCCTCGGCGTACATCATCTGTGGCTTAGCCATCAAGTTCTTTGCGTGGATGATCTGTGATCTTGTACGGTTAAGCTCACGCTGCAACGGGATTAGCGTCTTTATAACTGACCGACGGTAGAACTTTCCGTTCTGGATGCCGTGTAGGTGAGCAAAAGGATACTGTCCATGGTGGTAAGGAATACCAGTATTGGACAACTGAACTATCTCGCTGTCTACGATTGTTACAAGTCCACCCTGAGGTAGGTAGGAAACTTGGTTTGGCTTGATCCACGCCTCGATGACCAATACCGCATCCGGCTTCGAGGTGTCAAGGCCACGAAGATCCATAATAGCTGCATCTTGGATCTCGCTTGCGTTTACCTTTGTTGGAACAAAGTCTTTAGGTAGTACAGACTTAAAGTTCTGCTTTACCCACTGCTCGCTCTTTGTGTACACGTTAAAGATATAAGGCTGCTGCTCTAGATCTTCTTGAGATAGGTCCGGGATAAACAAGTGAAATGGAGAGACTACTTCAAACTTGACGTCACCAGTAGTAGAAACTGCCCTGCGCACTGTTTTGTTTCCAGTCATTGGGTCTACAAGTGTTTCGTTTTCATAGTGCTTAATGGTCGGATCCCAGAAACATTTAATGAATCCGTTACCACATACTGCACGCCAGAACTCTGCCTTCTGCAAAATCTCAGTCTGGAAGTTGTTCTTGTCATATACAGCTTGCCAGACCTGTTCTCCGGCAGTAGCGCTGAGTAGATCTTCTTCGTCGTTAGACGCTGGGACTACTGCTGCAGATGGCTGCTGAGATGTTGTCTTAGCAATCTCTGTACGGATTATTGGCTCAATGCGGTTAACGGTAATACGGGGGAGGTTAGCCGGGTTGGGCTCCTCCATAAGGCCTTCTTTGCCGTTGATCGTTGCCCAGTTGTGGTACTGCTTACCGTTGTAAAAAGCAATCTGTAGATACCAGTCGATCTCTTCATTTTTACGGGCTGACTTGCACTTCTCGTATTCAGCCTTAATCCAGGCTACTAGCTTCTTTGACTCTTGGTCTTTTTTAAACTTATTAAGAATGCTGTCTTCGACAAGCTCGCCAGGCATGGCTGGATCCTTTTGGTAGAGGGCTTGATCGGCTACGGTAATTTCCTTGCCGAGTTCGTCAGTCGCCATTATTTATATCCAAATCTTTCCAGAGTTCCTGCATACGCTTTTCGTCGGCCAGAAGTTGTTCGTATTCTTCGCCCGATACATACGGTCCATTATAGCCTACATCTTTGATTGGCTGCGGTGTAGCAGCCTGAATCATTTGATAAGCTATTGGGTCTTTACTTGCTAGCAGATTTAACGCTTGGCTTAGTAGCCTTTGCTGTTCCTTTGCTGCCTGTGTCTGTAGCTCCAGCGA